GCTACGCATACCAGCCCGCAGGGACAAAGTCCAAGGGGACAAGATTTCTTGTTGTTCCAGCAACAAAAAACGGCAACAAACGAACTGTTGTTCTGAGCTCAGCTCTAGTAGCAGAGATAAAGAAGTTTGTAAAGGCAAAAGCCTTAGCAAAAGAAGACCTGCTCTTCTCAAAGCACCTGGTTGAGAAGAGGAGTAAAATAGAAAGCCCTACCACAAGCGTAGTAGGGAAGCCTTACACCATTGGAAGCAGGACATTCCAACACGCAACAGCGTATTCGTACAATGTGGGCGGTTGTAGGTGTCAGGTATGTAAGGAAGCGGTCAGGGAGTACCGCAATCACTATAGAAAGGACAAGGGAAAGGGCAAGGTAGAAAGCCTTAGCAAAAGCGAAAGCCATAGCAAAAGCCATAGCAAAAGCGAAAGCCTTAGCAAAAGCCATAGCAAAAGCCTTAGCAAAAGCGACGGACACCTACCTCGTGACAAGTGGCGAGCCATTTGGAACGAAGCCATCAACAAGTCAGGGATTGGTTGGTATCCAACCACTCACGACCTACGGCACGCTAACGCTACCCAGTTGTTAAAGAACGGGGTAGATGTGCACGAGGTCAAAGAGCGGTTAGGTCACCAGTCAATCGTAACTACGGAGAGATACCTGCATCGTATCCGCCACCAGCAGTCAAACGCAGCCGAGGTTGTGAATGACTATTTGGAGTGATTATGAAACTAACAACAAAAGGAAAGATTGTGTTTGGGTCGTTGTTTACAGCGATGTTTTTGGCTTTAGGAATGGTGGTTTTACCACCAGCCCTTAGTCCAGAAAAAGCCGAAGCACAAGCAGTAGAGCAAGAAACGCAAGAAGATGTACTTTCCAAGTATGTCAATGCAGATGATTTAACTGACCCTCAGTTAGTTGAGTTACTGCAAGCCGTAGGCTTCAAAGGTCAAGACCTTAAAGAAGCGTGGGCTATTGCGATGAAAGAATCACACGGTAGCCCTCTATCTCACAACGGTAATCGTAAGACAGGAGACAACTCCTACGGTCTATTCCAAATCAATATGATTGGTTCATTGGGAGATGCAAGAAGGGATAAGTTCAATTTGGCTTCAAATGCTGAACTGTTCAACCCTGTGGTAAATGCCCAAATCGCTTATTTTATGAGCGGTGGAGGTAAAGACTGGAGCGCGTGGAAAGGAACAGAGACTGACGTTGTAAAGCGTTGGTTAAAGAAGTTCCCTTCTTAAGCATAAGTCGTAGCCAAAGCAAAAAGCAAAAGCCATAGCAAAAGCAGGCGCATAATGGAAGCCCCCTCAGAAATGAGGGGGTTTTCTTTTTGTGTTACACTCAGAGAAGGAAAGGGGGTAGTAAATGGCAAAGCATCACGACAAGGTTGCAGCAGCATTAGCAACCAGAATTGCAAATATGCCTAAAGGCGAAGGTTATAAGAAGCCTGGAAGTATGAATCCAAGAAAGACTGGATTTATGAGCATTAAGGCTAATGAAGCCAAACGGATTTTAAGTAAGTAAGAATAAGCCCTGAGAAATCAGGGCTTTTTCTTTATCCTTGTACTTATGTCACTTCCATTAGCCACTTCATACCACGCAGGAGACCGTTCTTTTGAACGAGATGTAGACTATCGCCTTGCTTCAAATGTAGTAAAGAGTGGTCGTCAAACAACACAAGAAAATGGAAATATCCTTCACGAAGACCGTGACCCAGACAATATTGACCACGTAATTAAAGTGATTACCACTCCTCACCCAAAGAAGATTATTACAGTCATTAGAGATAAGACTCGCCCTTTTGCAGAAGAGAAAGCAAGAGCAAAAGCAGACAAAGCTGCAAAAGGAGAAGCAAAAGCAAAAGAAGATACAACCGCTGCTCGTAAAGCAGCACAGAAAGCAAGGAAACAAGCACGTTCTGCAGCGGCTAGTAACAAACAGCCTAAAGGCAAGAAGTAAAAGAAGAAGCCCCCCAAATAACTGGGGGGCTTTTCTTAGTCTCTACACGAGTAACAAATACCGTCAGAAGATTCTTTTGGTAGTTCTTCAAACTCTTCAAAACATTGTAAGCACTTTGTTTTCATTTACTGTCCTTGATTAATTTGACCTCACAAGCGTCTGTTGTACAGTAAGCCTCTCCGATAGCATCGGCTGCCATACCTGCGTAGACACCTGATAAGTCAATTGGCATTAGATTCATACGACCTTCTTCATACTCTTCAGATGTAATCTGTGTGTAAGGCATCTGAGGATAGACCATATTACCCATTGGTAAGAAACTAATCGTCTTTAGCTGACCATCGTGCATATGCAAAATAGAAGCAATAGAGTCTGCTTCCTTCTCAGGGTCAAATGTGACGGTTACAGAAACAGAGTTATCTGACCAGTAACGCTGTACAACTACAGCAAGTGCAACCTTCTCGTGAACTGAAACTTCTTTTTCGGCTCTCTTTGCGTCCGTTTCAATTGGGAAGAAGACAACGCTTGTTGTTTCTGGAGATTCAGAGGCTGGTTCAACTCTGTAGTTAGCCATCTTAAATAGCGGAAGCATTGGGTCAGAGTTTGCAAAGCGGATTGCTCTGTTAAAGAACTTACCGCCTGATGCCCAGTGAACCCCAGGAGACTCACCAGCAAGGATAGACACAGTTCCTGATGGCTTTACCGTAGTCATCTTGATTGACTGACGGATTCCAAGCCACTCGGAGTAAGACTCGTCATACTTCTTTACGACTTCGTAGCCAGTGTTTAGCCAGTCACGCAATACAGTCCAACCGTTGTTATCTGCAAAGTTAGCAATACCAGAGATTGATGTTCCGATACGGCGGTTGCGTTGCATAATTGCGTTCGTCTCTTCCCAGTGAGTTGGAAGAAGAGTTACGGTCTTGGCGTAAAGGTACGCAAACTTCAATGTTCTTTTGAAGTCCTCTAAATCAGTGTGACGATTTAAGTAAGTCTCAACAAGTGTGCAACACTCATAAGATTCAAGAGACTGTTCAGCACAAGGGTTGTAGCCAGCAATTCGCCAGTCCTTGTTGTTAGGTGGGTCAATGAGACGACCGTACTTGCGTGATACATCCATCCACACAACTCCAGGCTCACCGTTACGGACAATGCCGTCAATAATCTTAGAGAAGTCTGAACCAACCTTTGCTTCTACAGAGTTGTTAGACATCCAAGCCCAACCTGGGTTAGCAGGGTCGTACGAGTTGCGTTCAGGAAAGACCTCTGGGTTCTTAAGGTTTAAGAAGGTATCATCATCAATCTGACCAATGAGAAGCTCAGCACTACGGCGCACATTGCCTGAGACAACGCACACACCAATCATATTTCCAATGTCAGCAATATCTGTCTTAGATAACTTCCCACCAGCACGACCAGTAAACATCTTGCTGATGTGGGTGTGCAGTCTTAAGAGAGGTTCGTGTCCTGCGGCTGTTCCACCAAAGGTTTTGATTGGTGCACCTGCTGGGCGGATTTCTTCGTAATCAAATACTGGAGTCTTCGTATCTGGCTTGAGGTAGGAATTGATGAGGGCGGCTGTAGATTCAACCCATCCTTCTCTGGTGTCAGGGATTTTATACTCGTAAGTTTCTTTTGGTTCATAGATTGTGAAGTCCTTATCTGCTCCCTTATCATCAAAGCCAACGCCCACTCCGAGCATTGAGGCTTCCATAAGGAAAGCGAATGGTTTGGCTGGGTCGGTCTTTACCATTGACCCAGTAGATACAAACGCACAGTTCTGCAAAGCAGCAGAGTTGCGTTGCTCATTAACGAGTGGGGTACCCATTACCCATAGTCCACGTCCAGGTGGAGTCCACTTCAGGTTGAAGAGACGGTCAAATGCTTCTTTAGCCGAGGCTGCTGCCTTAGCGTCTGACCAAGGAAGACGCTGACGCTTAGCGTGGTCTTTCTGCAGTGAGTACATACCGTTGATGACACGCTCACATACATCTACCCAAGTCTCCTTAGTACCATCTGCCTTTAGGCGTGAATAGGTACGAAGAAAAGTGATTTCTCCAACCGAGTTTCCAGCGGCATCCCTATACCCAAAAGGAGCCTTCTTGTCCTTGTACGAAGCGACGAAGTCAGTTGTTAGTTCAAAAGAAAACAGACCCAATTCCTTACCACCATTTCTATGTTTGTGTAAATACCCCTCAACAGGGAGACCTATTGTGCCGTGGCGAAACCTACCACGCACTTGCTAACTTTGTTTACTTCAAAATCTATCTGCGCAGGGTGAACCGTAGTTCAAGTTACAGTAGGTACTGTTATCAGATAGTTAATCTTCTATTGAAGACTGGATAATCTTAGTGACTGTATCTTCTTTTAAGGTCTGAGGTAACTCTCTCAGAGCTTGAGCTTTGTCTCCAAAGATGGCAGAGAGAACTCCACCAGCACCTTGACGCTGTGCTGTAATCTGAATGAACTCTTTGTCTGAGGCCATGTCGTTAACTTCTTTAACCATTTTAATTAAGCGGTCAACTTCTTGAGACACGTTTGGGTCTGCGTATCCACCATTCATTTCTTCAGCAAAACGCATAAAAGCGACTCTTTGACCCTGCATTTCAATCATTGAGGTCATCAAAGCCTTGAGTTGGTCTTTGGTCTTGACTTCAATCGGCAGGTTAAAAGCACAGGTGTTTTGTGGTTTAAAGGCTGGACAGTTAGCAGCCACAAAGCAAGTGTCACATTGCCTTAAAGATGTTTGCTGGGTCTGTACTACTGGGATGTCCATAAGAACATCTTTACCGTCTTCATCTGTTTCAACCACGGTCTTCATTTTGTACCCAAAAACAGGTAGGTTCTGAACCTCTGAAGGGTCTCTTTGGACTACTTCTGGGCGTTCAAGTTTCCGCATCTCAGAAGCACTGTTATCAGAAAGTACCCCCCCTAGTTCCATCAAACCACTCATAAGTGGGGTGTCGCTGTTATCAGATACTTCCTTGTTTTTGCCACCATCAATGATGTGCAAATCAGGGGTTTTCTTGTCCATTGATGCCTCTAACTGTAGGTATGACCAGACCGCAACTCTAGTCGCTTCAAGGGTGTTATCTTGGCTAAACCCTAAATAGTCTAGCCCTGCCTTCTCTACAATGCGTTTGTAGCGAGGGCGTGCCTGGTCTTTCATACGCTTTGGGTAACGCTTAATTTGAGCGCCATCCCAGACGATTGTTTCACCTCTGCGCATTGGACTAAGCCACGACAATGTGCTGGCAGTGCTAAATGGTACCTGTCGGATGTTGTCTGGCTTGGCACAGGCAAGGGCGTGATACTGAGTTCCAAACTGCCTCTGGTAGCCCCGTGTGAGGGCGGCTAGGCTGGTTACAGCCTCAATCTCATCATTGGGTATGACTACGTTCTGGTAGGTCTGAGACATTAGTTTAAGGGAAGGAAGCCCATACTCTTCGTGCCAGACTACCCAAAACTTAGGGTCGTGTTCGTAGAAGTGTCGCTGTGCTTCTACCCATTCTTTACCCAAAACAATGGAGTCAAACTCCATAAAAGCTGATGCTCTCTCAGAGTTATCCACAAGGAACTCTTGGTAATCAGCGGCTAAAGAAGTTAATTCTTCTTTTGAGAGCCCTGCTTTGTCAGCTTGAGCTGCACCAGACTCAATGAACACCTGGGTGTCAGCGTCAAAATGCTCGCTAATCAACCATCTTTTGGTAGTAGGCAACCCTCTTTTGCGAAGAGTCCAAAAGTTGAGTCCCATTGACTCAACCTTTGAGCCGAAAAGAAGATTGCGATTGGAGCCTACTTCAGCCCCGCTAAAGATGATACGCATCAATCAGACCAGAGTTCAGCCACTGTATCTTTTGGTCTTTGAGCTTGTTCTGAACGTGCGATGTTGACTTTGTTAATAGCCTCTTCAATATCTGACCAGCGTCGTACCTTCTTTGGAGCATCTGGTCGGTTCTCAACGGCTGCAAAATTAGGGTGGCTAAAGAGGATTGCTGGAACTCGTTGTTCTTCAAACACCCAAGCACACATAGTTGGGTCAGCATCTACATACATCTCAATCGGAGCTCTGGAACGAGAGATAACGAACTGTCTCTTCTTTAGGTCCTCACCTGCCAGCTCAAAAGAAGAGTCAATCAAGTCGTCGTAGTTAATGATTCCGTGCGACTGTAACCATTGCTTAGCATCTGCTTCTTTGCGAGAAGTCATAATGGCAACACGGTTGTTGATGTTTAGGGCGTAGTAAAGCGCCACTCCTGCACGGATTGGTTCCCCAGAGTCCGAACTTAGTACGCCGTCTAGTGATACGAGTATGTTAATGGTCTATCCCTTTGCTCGGTAGGTTGCCGCTCTTCTAATTAGGGTCTGAGTATCGGGCAGTTCAACGCCGTAGGTATCGTCTGCTTGTTGCGCTTTGTATGCTGACCAGTACTCAGACATCTTTCGTAGGGCAGGTACGGTTCCGTACTTCTTACCAGCCTGCCATCTATAGTTGTAAAAATCTGCATAACCTTCACCCTCTGGACGGAAAGCAAACTTCCGTGCTCCGTGGATGTCTTCATACATTGCAGAGCCCTGTATTAGGGCTGCGTGTAGTTGTGCCTCTGCATTACGGCGTGCTGGGTCGTTCTGGGCTCCCTGCACATCAGTCAGAGCCTTGGTATAGCGTGTGACAATCTCTGTTGCCTTTACTAGGTCACGCTTTGCAAACTCGTCCCATACACGGTTCTCTGGCGCAGAGGTTTGCTCAGGGTGTACTGTCCACTCGTTGTGGGTTAAGTCGTAGGCTGCGTAAGGGTTGATAGTGCGAATGTCAGTAGCACCTGGGTTTACGTAAAAAGTAACCTCGTACCCATTCCAATTCTGTGTCTCTGGCTGTAAGTGATTGCGGAAGTCTTCATTCAACATACGGCTAATCTCTACATCACCAAGACCCTTAAACTCTGGGTGTGCTCTGCGGAATTGGATGTAGTTCACTCCAATAAGAACATCTAAATCTCCAGGTTGACGTGCTGCTGACCACTGGTATGAGACACCAGAGCCTGCAATCCATACGTGTGCCCATAGGTTTGGGTTACGGTACTTCTCGTTTAGAAACCCAAATAGAAGTTGCAGGATTCCATTACGAACCCATCCCTTTAAAGTCTTTTCTGAGAATAACTTAGGGTCTAACTCTGTTTCGGGGGCGGAAAAATAGGAGGTAGCAGTTCCCTGAATGTGTACAGGGTTTGAGTTACTTCCTAAGTTCTTAAACATAGCCTTAGTTTAGAGCGTATTAAGCTTTTGTTGGGTCTATCCCACGTTCAGATAATGCTTCAGCAATCTTTGCACGCTGCTGCTCACCAGGAGACACAGGCTGTAAAGCATCAACTACGGCTTTAGCAACACGTTCAGCCAGTAGGAAGTCATCTATCTCTGATACTAACTGCTTGCTAGTCTGATAGATGTCGTAGGTACTAGCAATACGCATCACGTTCTCAGTAACAGGAATTGTTTCTAGCGTTCCATCTGCCTTAATTACGACGGAATATGCTGCTTGAATCTGGGGTGTCTCTTCAGTCATTAGTTTAGTCCTAACAGTTTTTGTTTGCGTTGGTTTACTGCGATAGATACTGGGCAGAAATTACAGAGGTAGGTCTTTGGACCTGCTTCATCCTGGTAGCGACCCATACCCTCTGCTTTACGTTCTTTTGCAGTATTAGGGATGAGTAATTTTTCTTTAATTTGCCAATCGCTGCAGCCGTCTTTTGGCTTGTTATGTTGTTGGTAGCATTTCATTGCGTCTTCAAGGAACATAGAGCGGGAGTCGTAGAAAGTATCATCAACTTCGGCTAAACCTTTAGAGCCTCCGCCTTTAATCTGACGAACAATTTCTTTTTTAGACTCTGTCTTTGCCCAAGCACGTAATGGGAGAACAAACAACTTACCTTTATGTGGCTCACCTGATGGGAATACGTGTGCTTCACAGGCGATTGCTAACAGGTGGTCTTGTTCTGGGTCACCATCGTATGGGGGAAGTTCGTCTAAAGATTGACAGACAAGACAGTACAACAACCGAAACATCGGTTCATTGTCCATCTTCTTTTCGCCAAGAATAGGTACGTTACTCATTGTGCTCCTTGTATTAGTCCGAATATCCTAACAGATTATTTATTTTTACCTTTATATTTTTGATATTGGTCGTTTGGTCCCTTTGGTGGAACTTGACCTCCAGAAGCCTTCTTTACTGGTTTAGCGTGGTAAGTCTCAAGAGAAGCACGGTTCTTTGCTTTTCCTCCAACACGTCGGTCGTTAAACAAGTTATGGGGTTGTCTACGCTCAAACTCACCAGGGTCTGGTGCTCCAACTGCCGTTCTCATTTACTTGTTCCAGAGCTCGTGGTCTGTTGCTTCTTGCTTTGCTTTACGCTTGGCTGCACGCTCTTCCATCTTTGTTTCACGAGCACTCTTTACGCCAATTGCACGGCGAGTAACCGCTTGCTTTTGTGCAGTAGTTGAACTGTGGTAAACATCTGGGTAGTGCCATCCACCTTCGTGGTGTACAGCCAAAGGCGTGTTAGAACGTGGGTCGTTAACTGTGTAGTCAATGTTCTTTAGGCCCTTTAGAGATTCTGAAAACTGAGTGCCAGATAACCAGCCGTGTGAACGTGGTGCTCCTGGGTGACCTTCAAAGTTATTTCCTTTAAAAGGTTCACGAGCTGCAATAAGCGGTCCCGCGTTACGGTTAGAAGTTCTTTTAGCCATGATTACTTACCTGGGTTTACCTTGTTTGGGAACTCAGATGTGATGAAACCATAACCATAAAAAGGATGCAGTGATTGACGGTTGTCTAGCGTTGCTTCGTCACCGTTACCAGGAATTACCTCTGTATCTGGACGAGCTTTGCGATACTTGCCGTCTGTTGCGCCTGCATCTAGTGAGGCGTTCATTGAGCGTGATGAGTTAACTGTCATGTGAGTTCCTTTACCAATCCAATTCTCTTGCTGCTTGGCTCTCTGCCTGTGAAGAATGCTTAGGACGGTTCCAGTTACTATCTTGTGCCCGAAACGCGCCAGTCTCGTGGAGTGCTCTACCTTTGTTTTGCTTCCATTCCTCAACTAATTTAGCGCCTGTTTTAGCAGCTTTTCTAGCCTTACGACGGTCGTTCCACTCCATTAGATTTTACCTTTCGCTTTAAGCTTATCCATTTTAGCTTTAGACTTTGCAGCAGATTTCTTTTCGTACGCGTCAGCCCATTCCGATTTAGCTTTAAGTTTTGCTTCTTTTTTAGAACCAGGCTCAACCATCTTTGGCTTTCCTCGTCCTTTCAAAGTTGCGACACCAAAAAATTTAGTTGCAGGCTTTGAAATGTTTTCTACTGGAACTTTCTTAATTGGTTCTTTCTTTGGCATTGCTTTAATTGAGCCAGCTTTTGCCGCTGCTGCAACTGCAGGATTTTTAATACTCTTCGCCATTATCTTCTTCCTTGTCTCTGGGCTCGCTGGGTTTCCATCTTTTTACCCTCAGATAGTCTATCGGCAATACCAGACTTAATTATGGTTATAACGCTAGAAGAATTATCCTTTGGGTGCATTACGTGGTTATGCATAACCCCTAATGCGTGGTGGATAGTGGCGTCCATACCTAAAATCGTAGGGTGAATAGCGTTAAATGCCTGTGCGTGACTGTGGTGCTCAGTGGTGCCTTTAGTTGCTGCCATATCGTCTAAATGTTTAAGAGCTTGGTTTACTGCTGGAGCAATGACTTTGTGAGGAACTGCTAATCCCTTTAACTTACGGCTTGCTTGGTTACCCGCAGGTGCAGTTACATCAATATGGACAGGTTCACGTTGTGGTCCTGCTCCTGGAGCAAGGGTAGGACGAGTGCGCTCAGGTTTTGGAGCTACTGGCTCTACTTCTGTTCTTGTAAACTCTTCTGGACGTCGCTGACGTGCACGACCAGTATCTGCGTCTCGCACAACTGTCTTTGAGCGTGTTTTCTTTTTTCTTTTTGGACCTGGGTCAACAATAGTGATGCCGCGAGCAAGTTCGCCGCGCTTAGGGGCTCTAATACCTTTTTGCGCTAATTTTTTTCCAGTACTGATAACAGGTCCTGGAAGTTGAATTTTAGGAGCAGCAGAGGGACCCTGGTCTTCTTGCCCTACAGTTGGTCGGGCTTCAACGTCTGCTACTTTTGCACGGCCAGTTTTTGTGTCACGAGTAAGTTTCTTTTTAAACTTTACTCCTGGGTTAGCGTCAACACTTACCGCTGTACGTTCTGTTGTGCCCTTTACACCAGTTGCGCCGACACGTGCAATGCGCTTTGACTCAGATTCGCGGGCAGCAGCTAACGATGCTTCAGTTTCTTTAGCAATTTCGGCTTCACGCTCAGGTGTCATACCTACTTTATCTGAAGGTTTTGCTGCTGCTTTTTTCTTTTTAGCCATGATTAAACCATCTTCCGCTTTATACGGTCAGACATCTTTTGAGAGTAACAAGATGCACACATGCCTTTGCTGTGTAAAACCTGTACTGGATTCATAATAATTCCGCAGGTTGAGCATGGGTGTGAACCCTTGTAACGGGTTGCATTCTCAGCAATTTGACGTGCCTGAATCTCCACCATAAATGAGCCATCGCCATCGTCCATGATTAGCCCCTCTTCTTTCGCGTATTTTTCGTTCCAAAACGTTTTGCTGCGTCCATACCTGTGTCGTAATCAGATGTTACTGGAGTGCTATCTGGTTTATATGCTGTACCTGTGTTTGCTTCTTTTGCCACACTTCTGTCAGCGCCAAGGAATGCAACACTTGGTCGTCCTTGACGACGAGTACTCCAACCTTTTGGTTTGTAATCTTCGTTCCATTGGACGTGGGATAAAGGTCGCATTCCACCTTTTGCATACATCTCTGGGAGTTTAGGGTCAAAAGCTGAGGCATGAGTTGCTCCACCAATTAGCACAGCGTGCTCTGCTGCGTGACGGGCTACATCTTTGTACGGAGCATCTGGGTGCTTAAATACTGAGTTCAATTCACCGCTTGGATGAACTGCAAAACCAGCCAACCCATCAGGAGTACTAAACATCCGCATACCTTTATAGTCACTAACTTTGTGCACGTCTACTGCAGCACCCATTGGGCTTGCTTTCTTTGCACGCTGAATAAAGGCTTTAAAGTGCCCAGCTTCTTTTGGTGAATACTCTACGAAATGTGGAAAGTTATCTTCTTTAGACATTAGATGCCACCCAACTCATTACGAGATGCAGCTTGGAATCCTGCTGGTCCACCTGAGAACCAAGAAACACGTGGCTCTGAATAGACGCGGTCTATAGTTACGACATCGTCAATCCCTGGTTGTCCACGGAATCCGTAACCAAAACGGTCAGGGAATAAACGAATCTGTGGAAGTGGTGGACGAACCATTGCTTGAATATCTTTACCAGGAACGTTCATAATCATCAGTGCTTGAGTTGTTAACCGCTCCATATTGGATGTAAAAGGTCCGTTGTACTGCCAGCGCTTTGCTACCTGGTCAGGCTGAATTGGTGCACGCCATGGCTTTGTGTAGTCGTAATTACCATCAAATTTTTGCGTCATTATCGCCACGCTGGTTTCAAGTATGCAAGCATTGCTTGACGACGCTCATTGATTTCTGCAGGTGATGTAGCAACAGTATTTGCTTTACCGTCGTTAACAAGGTGAGGCGCTGGAAGTAACGCTACTTGTGGTGTACTGCGTAATGATTGATAAACATTTACGCCGTTTACATTTACGTAATTAGCTTTCATCTGACGTTCAATACCAGACATAGGATTGATTCCATCAGGCCAGAAGTACATAGATGGCTCAATGCGCTCACCTTTGTGCACACCACGTTGATAGGCTTTTTGGTTGACGCGAGACTTGATACTATCCAGCAAACGGTCATCACGACGTGAGCGGATAGTGCCAAGGTATCCATCAGGATACTCGGCAGATGGAACACGCCCCACACCAATGCGTGACGCATCCATAGGGTCACGGGCTACAGAAGTTCCTGAACCACCCTGATTGTTATAACCATAAACACCACCAGCACCTAGTGATTGCCAGTTTTGAGAAGGAGAAAAGTTGTTTGTACCGCCTGGCATTTAATCACCTCAATCGTCTTAAAAAATAATGTGCCCTCCATGGGCTTGTTCTTACGAACTAACCTTTTAAGAAGTTTGCTCCAGCGTCTGACTTTGGAAGCGGTGCTGAACCTGCATCATCAAAGTTCAACGTGCTACCAGATGTCTGACGAGACAACGATGCCCCTCTTTTTGGACGCCAAGCAGTTTGTTGACCAACACTTGTGTTGGTTGACTTGCTTAGTGACAGAGGAGCTTCAGTCTCTTCGTGGTATTGCGCTGCTCTACCAGTTTGACTTGTAGAACCGAACTCTGCAGAAGAAATAATGTCTGGCATATTAGTATGAAGCGCTGTTTCCGTCGTTAAAGTTTGGTGCTTGACGACCAGCTACTGAACGAACAGCTCTGCCACTTGACATTGTTGCTGATGCTGCTGGGTCGTGTCCTGCAGGAAACTTCACTGAGATGCGGTGACGAGCACCTGAACGCTCTGACTGCGCTGCATTACCTGCAGAAACATTTGAGCGGTTTGCTTTTCCACCAGATGTTGGGTCTCCAGCTTGTGTGTTCTTCTTTGGCATTTGCTTACCAACGGTTGGAGTTCCGCTTACATTGTTAAACTTTGCAGCGTCCATGCCCATATAACGACGTGGTGAAGCTGCGTGTTCTGCAGAAGCTAAAATTTCTTCTGTTGTTGGAATGTTTTTGCTCATATTCTTACCTGCTGATTCTAAGTGGTGGTTGGAAGGTGCGCCCATGCGACGTCGCATTGCGTGACCCATGTCTGTCCAATTTGCCATGATTACTCCTTGCTTTGGTATAAGGATACGACGGTTTTAGCTTGCTGTAATGTGAAAGACGATTGCAGAAATTTCGCCGTCTCGTGACTCAATAGTTGTAAACCCTGGCTTATCCGTTAAATCCATACCACGAGGGGCTACATACCCACGAGCAATGGCAATTGCTTTAACTGCTTGGTTTACTGCTCCTGCACCAACAGCACGGAGTTTTACCTCACGCTTGTCGTAAATTGCATGGGCAATGGCTGAGGCTACGCTTTGCGGATTGGAGCTTGCGCTTACTCGCAAAAACGGCTCTTCTTGTGATGCTTCTGGTGTGTTACTCAATTGTTAGTCCTTTGGTTCGGTTTCGTGTGCCACTCCCGAACTAAAGGATAGGTCTAAAACCGCGCTTGGTCTCGGTATTTAGGGTCTGACATTTGCTCAGCTACTGCCTTTTCAACTTCGTTAATTGAAAATTTTCCTACAAGGCGTGCTAAAGCGTAGGAATCGGCAGCATTGTCATCGTTGAACTCAACGCCCCATCGCTTGTATATCTGTAACAGCATCTCTTGCTTCTTGGCGTTCCCTTTACCTGATGCATACTTCTTCAATGTCATTGGGGGAACTTTAAGGGGGAATCTACGTGGGTCATCTTCACCGTACATATCGTAGATAGCTAACCGTACCGTTGCTGAAAGTTCTCCAAGAACTAACGCTGCTTGGCTTGCAAGAACTGTCCCTTCCATTGCTAAATCTACAACATCTAAATCATGTTCTTCTAGGTACATTAAATGGTCTGTTAACCATTGACGAATATCTACAAGACGTTCAATTCCAAAGTAAGGAGATTTGTACACCCAAGTGATGTGTTTCTTCGGGTCATCTAATGAGAGCGCAGTTAGCGCAAATCCTGTAAGGGATTGGTCAATGCCGATTGTTACATTACCTGCAGTGTTTAATCCGCCGTCTATTACCTTAGTTGTCATGAGGGTAGGAGTCCATTCTTGTGTGAACTAGTGACTCTAGTTCCTCAAGCGTTCCCCCGTTGTGTAAAATCTTATCTACTTTATACCCATCTAAATCGGATTCAGAAACGTGGGCATTAATTGCCGCAACTCCTGGACGTTTAACTCTCCAAAGTTGCCCATTACGTTGCTTAATACATTCAGCTTCGTTTACAAATCTAACATCAGAAATAACAATATTGTCTTTAGAGTTTAGGTCTTTCAAGGCTTGATGAATCCAAAAATCATCTCCAAAAGTTTTACGAGCACCTACACCTAAACTTTGAAGCAAATGCCTTATTTCAGGAAACAGAATCTTTGCTTGGTCCCAACCATAGGCACTAACAACGCCTTCAACTCTAAACCCGTCTCTAATAAAAGGATTTGTTTCAATTAACAACTCTCTAATCTTGTCTGCAAATGCAACACGGGTATACCCATAATTTTGAACAAGACTATTTGCAACACTGTCCTTACCTGATTGTGCGTAACCTGTTAGGCCGATAATCATGCGGAGAACTTATCCTTTCGTGTTGAACGGAAATCATTTGTACGACGAGTAATCTCACGAGAAACCAACGCCACATCTCTTTCAAAGTTGTTGGCTACAACCTCTACCATCTTGCGGTATGCGTAAGCGTGAGTAAGTTGGTCTTCTAAATCCATAATCTTTGGGTCAGCAGCAACTTGAGCTTTGATGAGAGTTACTCTCTCACCTTTAACTTTTGAATTGTCTTTAGCTAAAAACAATTGAGCCTCTAAAGAGTCTTTCTTTTTATTTAGAACATGCTCATCTACTTGACAGGCAGCTAATTGACCCGCAACAAAATTAGACCAAGCAGTTAACTGAGTAAAGAGGGCACTAAGTTCGTCACTATCTAAGACAGAGATGTCTCGTGGCATTTTTGGTTGCTCTGATTGGTCAGGCCACATATTAATGTTTTGTTCTGTCATACGCTTTACTGCTAAAGACGACATTGGACCTAAATTAAGCACCCCACTCCTCCAAATCCACTAAAGAGTTACAAGACTTGCAACCATCAGAACTAACGTTGCACTCAGGCATCTTCTTTGCTTTTACAGCAGCAATTACCTTTGATGCGCTAAAGAAAATACGTTCAACAATCTCATAGTCTGCTTTAACAGTGAACTCTTTAGTTGCTTGGTCTGCCTTATTCTCGTACAAGAAAACAATCTCTTTTGGCGCTTCATCACCATACATACGGTGCGCTAATTCTAAATACATCTGACCTTGCAGTAAGTGGCTGCGGAATGGACGGCGAATGTTGTTGAATGCTTTGGTCATATCTCCGCCAGCATCTGCAAGGATATCGGGGGCTTCAAAGCGTAGGGTTCCTGCGCCAATAGACTTGATTTCAATTAAGCAATCATCTCCGATGTCTTTAATCCAACCATCTGTATGACCTGCAATCCGTAGGTTGTCATCTACAAGGGTGACTTCTCGGTACTCCATAACATCTTTACGCCCACAATCTTTGCAGGCTGGAGAAATACCTATGGTCATTACCTGGCAAGCTAAACACTCAAACTTTCCATAAAGAACATTCATTGCCTGAAAACGAGACTGCCATTTAGCGTGAATGTAGTGTCCTTCGTCAAATATGTTTTGCAATCTAAGATTTGGTTTGGTTCTATTCGCTTCTCCACCCGTTAGTAAATGGTACGAATAACGGTGACACCAGTCAGGTTTGATTATTTCTGACGGGTGGAGTACGTCTTGGCGGCGGTCGTCTAACGGACGGCGCATAAGGTACCGTTCAACATCACCCAATAAGCGTGTTGTCGTCTTCTTTGCATCTAAGAACTTCTTTAGTTCTGTAGCCATGTTAGTCCTTACTGAAAATAAACTCCTTAAGAGTCATTTTCTTAGCGAATGATTTTTTCCACTTACGTATTAAAGCATTTCTTTCTCTGTGGCTCAATCCTCCCCAGATTCCGTGTGGTTCGTCACGAGTGACTGCATCCCACAAACAATCTTTTAGTACAGGGCACGGATTCTTACCATTTTCACCAAGGCAATAAACCTTGGCTTTATCGGCAATTAATTTATATCGGTCCTTATCTCTTGGAGGATAGAAAATATCTTCTTCCTCTTGGCTTTTAGGTGCGGCTCCAAAGCAACGTGCTTTAGACCACCACGGTGATTCATTTTCGTACATATATTAAGCATCCTTTAGACGGTCCCTCATCTCTAGAAAGTCGTCTTCAAGAAGAATTACGTAATTCTCCCCATCTAAATGGACGCCCAATACTGGCATACGTCCATCAAGGATGGCCTCTGTCGTTATTTTCTTCAACACCTCTGCCTTTACAGAAAAAGATTTCTTCCCTGTAAACTTATGCTCAATCAAGAGGTCGCTTGACCGAACATCTCCCTTATGGGACCAAAAGGCTCCAGATGCAGCCATAGTTTTACCGCCAATTTTCTTAGCTAGTCTTTTTTCGTGCTTCTGGGATTGCTTTTGGCCTTCAGTCTTCATCAATTGCCAATGGTGCTGCATCTGATGAGAGTACTGCAGTTTGTATTGCTTCTTTAAGGTCAACTTCTTCACGGATACTTGCAATGACAGACTCAATGCCCTGCCACTTACGCTCACCGTGATAGAACCAACCACCTTTGCGTTCAATAACGCCCATGATTACACCAAGAGAGGCGATTTCTTTAGCAAAATCAAACTCCCCAGGTTCACAGGCGCCACCTGGCGCAAAGTAGAAATCAAAGTATGCAACACGCTGTGGTGGTGCAGTCTTGTTCTTTAATGTGCGAACAACAATCTGTTGTCCAACTCTAACCTTGTTTGTGCCTGAACCAATTTCAATCCATTCCTTACGGCGTACTTCACAGCGGGTAAAGAACGCATAGTTCTTTCCTTCTCCGCCAGGGGTTGTGCGAGGGTCACCGTGCATTACACCGATTTTCATTCGGTACTGGTTGATAATCAACCCAAGAACAGGACGCTCATCCTCAGTTAGAGAACGTTTCATTGCTGTGCCAACTACACGGAAAAACTTATTTGTAAGAAGTGCTCCACGACCAACGGTTGCCTCGCTCATATCTTTTTCCATCTCTGGCATTGGGGAGAGGGCTGGTAATGAATCAATAACAATTGCGTCTACAGATTTGGACTCAGCAAACTCAATGACTGCTTGGTATGCCTCCTCCATAACAGACGTTTCAATAACAATAACGCGAGACGTATCTACGCCACACATTTCGGCGTACTCTGGCACCCATTGTTCGGCAGCTACCCACACAGTTGTGTAGTCAGCGTTTAATGCTTGATTCGCTGCAATAGTTTTAAGAGCGAGAGCTGTCTTGCCGTGCGACGGTTCCCCAATGAGTTCATTCCATTGGTTACCAGGGAAACCCCCACCCAATACAAAGTCAAGGGTAGTAGAGCCACTAGTGATACGAGGAATAATGTCGCTCCGAATATCGGACGCCATAACGACAACATCGCCTTTAAACTTCTTGTTAAGTTGTGCAATAAGTTTGCGTGCATCAGCATTTATCAATTTACTCTCCCAATAATCCCTTGTGGATTCCAATTACTTTGAACGTCATTTCCTTGCGCAGACTTTGCACTGCCTTCTACTGTGGCTCCAGTCAATGAACCGTAACGACTTCCTGCTTGTGTTATTGGGTACCCACAGTCATAACATCTGGCTGCAGCGTTCTGGACTGCCATGTAGTTGTTACCGCCGCACTCAGGGCAGGAATCAGTTTGACTTGCACTTTGTGCTTTAGAAAGTGGTTGCGTGTATGCAGGCTGTGGCATTGCAGCCAATGGCTGCTGTGAAGGTGGCATTGGCACATCTGCGGGACGTGCAGCAGGTTGCGCAGGTTGCGCTCCAAGTTGTTTAGCCCACCAGTCTGCAGTACTCATTTTGCTTCTCCCCACTTGTCTACAATTTTTACATCAGCAATAAGAGGAACAGTCATCTCTGGTAGGTGGATACCTTCCATAGATAACCGAATTGCTTCGGCTGTCTCTTCTGCTAAATCTTCACGTGCAACTGTAACGAGTTCATCGTGTACCGTCAACACCACATTAACATCTGGCTCATCTATAAAACAAGAATGTGCTCTAACAATGGCGAGTTTCATCAAATCTGCTGCAGAACCTTGGATAACGGTGTTAAATGCTTGTCGGTCTGCTCTGCTCCGAAGTCCTTTATCTGTGGACTTTAGGTCAGGGATGTAACGACGGCGACCAAAAACAGTCTCTACAAAAGGAGTTGGAGATTGTTGGCTAGCTAATCGCGTGACCTTTGCTTTGTATTTAGCAATCGCATTAAACCTGTCGGTAAAGTCATTCAAAAGTTTTCTTGCTGCGTCCACAGTTAATCCAAGAGACGAAGCAATTTTGTCAGGCCCCACACCGTAGGTCATAGCTAAAACCAGTACTTTACCTGCTTTACGGTCAAGGCCAACGGTGTCGCCAATAGTTGTGTAGATGTCTTTACCATTTAAATAGTTGTCCATCATAATTGGGTCGTTAGAAAATGAAGCAACAATTCGTGGCTCAATCTGAGAGTAATCAGCGACTACTAACTTGTAACCATCAGGTGCTACAAAGAGATTACGAATCAATTTTCCATACTGACCACTGCTTGGAATGTTCTGTAAGTTTGGGTCACTACTGGAAAAACGCCCTGTCTCTGCTCCGTGCGACTTAAAGCTTGTGTGTACTTTTCCGTTAATTAAAAGAGATTTCTTTTCAATAATGCGTGACTTACCTGCATTAGTACGGACAATGTCTCCGCCTAGATAAGGCATTACATATGTAGTCATAAGTTTGTTTAAGTCTTGATACTCAAGAATGGCATCAACAAGCTCATCTTTAGAGCGATAAAACTCTAACGCTTCTGATGAAACAGAGTACTGGTTAATAGTCAAAGGTAACCTTGCGGCTAACATATCTTGACCCTTAGTAGTCAAAGCAATCTTAACCTTGAGATTAGGTTTAATACCACGACCACCTTCTTCTTTAGGTGAAAATAACAGTTTCTGTTTTTCTTGCACAGAGTTCATAGGAAATGGCTTACCTGCAAGTCGGTATGCACGAGCAACTGCAGCATCAATGTCTATCTCAAGGCGTTTTTTTAAATTAGTTAACTCTTCCACATCAACAGTTGCTCCAGCTAACTCCATGTCACAAAGTGCGCCAACAATATCCATCTCTAAACCCCACACACGAGCAAGACTTCCAGTTAACTTAGGCGCCAACTCTTTGTACAACTTCCAAGTAACCTCAGAGTCAAACCCTGAGTAATGTGCTACCTCTGAAAAGGAGTGGACCTCAACCATTGCTCCAATACCTTTTTCAACTTTAATCTTCAGATACTTTTCAGCACAGTCTTTTAGGCCAAGCTTTCCACGATTACGGTTGTCAATAACAAAAGCAGCCATCAAAGTGTCAAAGAAAGGCTTCTTGGGTACTACGCCTCTGTAATACTTAGCAATTGATTTGAGGTCAAACTTAATGTTATGACCAACCTTTAACTGGTCACTAAAAAACAATGGCTTTAATGCTTTAAACACATCGCCTGGCAACAACTGCTCTGGTGGCGCATCAAACACTGGAGTCCACTTGGCTTGGTTCTTTGAGTAGTCAGTTTCTTTTAGCTCTTTACCTGCAGCAAGTTTCTTTTGACCACTTAACAATAGTTCTTTATCCCACTTTAAAAAGTCACCATTAGGATGACCCATAGGAATTACATCTGTACGACCCTCAGTAGCTAATGACAGCCACAACACATCATTTACAACAGGTTGGATTCTATTTTCTCCAACTGTTTCTACGTCAAATGCAAAACCATCTACCTTGGAGTAAAACTCAACAAGTTCTTCAAGTTGTTTCTTAGTTGTAATTATGTTCATTTAATACCCCTCAAGTTAGTGTGTAGTAGGGGCCTGGAAACGGAAGACAGGCCCCTACTACTGTGGAAGTTTTACGCTATTGAACGTGCGATTTCAAGAAGTTCAGAGCGAGGGGTCTCTCGGACTACTTCGTCTGCCGTAAATGACTCAGCAGATGCAATCTGTTCATTAACGTTTTCAAGGTCTAACTTCCACTCCTCGGCAAGGTCACGTCCACGTACATAGTTGAGGGTGTACTGTGTCGTTGGACCTGTTCCCATGCGAGAAATTTCCCAGAACTCACGGTCAAGTGGTCCCTTACGCTCATCGTCATGAGCCTTCTTAATCTGACGAGCCAATGATGGTGGAGCAGTTAGAACCTGCACACCTGTAGTCTCGCCAACAAGAACGAGAATGTTAAAAGCAAATTTGCCACGAGGCTTATCACCAAGGATGTCGCAAAGTGGGCATGTGTCTCCGATACATACAAAGGACTTCTTGCCCTTTGGACGTTCAATCCAGTGCTGCTCGTAAGTAGCAAACGGACGGTCTTGGAGGAACTTGATGAGCTGTGGCTCATCTGAGAAACGGAAATCAGTTGGGAACTCTGAGTTGTCTGTCTTTAACAGAGCATCTACTGCATCCCAACCTTCTTGTACGGTTGTTCCAACCTTTGGCTGGATTGTTTCGCTGTCTTCAGCGAGGTATGTGTCAGCATCAACTGACGGTTTTGCAATCGGCATTTGGTTCCTTTGGTAATGAGGCCTAACGGCTCTCGGTGGATGTGATGTCCTTCCAGCGGCTAATTAGTGCCTCTGTAAGGTCTTCGTGCTGGCCCCACTCTACGCGAGCAGTGCCTATCAAGCCTCTCTTGGCGAACTCGTCAACAGTGGCTTCAATCAGCGCTCTAGTGTATACCCGATTGCCTCCAGTTTTCTTGCCACCAAGTGTCTTGGCACGAAGTCTGTATGGCGCTCTTGGTATGTAACCTTTGCGCTCCCATAAACGGATAGTCACAATCTGTTTTTCCAACGCTAGTGCTAATGCACCGATTGTAAATACTTCTGTGTCTTCTCCGCCTAATCGCTTAATGATTGGGTTTGCATCCCAACCGTTTGTTTCTCCCGCCTTACGACGAGAAACCTTTGGGTCTGCCTCACGGCGTTTCTTCTTTGAGCCAGGTATGTATTCTAAATCGGCAAATGC